ACTCGCGTTGCTTCGGTGGACTTGTACCGAGAACTACGTTCCGAAGACCGCTACCCAGGTGGCTTAGTCCCTTGGAAGTATTTAGCGATGCCGGCGCTTTTAACGCCGGACGAAGATCCTGATAAATGGGAAACCCTCTGGCCAGCATCCGATGCTCCTTTCGATGGGCAAGAGGAAGCGGATAAGAACGAAGACGGCCTTTACCCTAGATGGAATGGTCGCAACCTTTACAACGAACGCCAAGCTATGGATGCTTCGACCTGGGCTTTGGTTTACCAGCAACAAGACGTTTCTGAAAACGCAGCCTTTGACCCAGTATGTGTTCGTGGCTCTATTGACGGTATGCGCAAGTCTGGGCGGCTTGAACCTGGTAGCCCAGGACATCCGAAGGATCTACAAGGCTTTACCATTATCTGCGGTATGGACCCAGCTATTGTTGGAGATACCGCCGCTATCTGTTATGCCATTGACCGCACAACTTCTAAGCGCTACATCGTAGATGCTTTGAAGATTAGCCGTCCCTCACCGCAGCAGATCCGCGACATTATTCTTAACTGGACTTCACTCTACGGTCCTAGCGAATGGATTATTGAGAAGAACGCTTTCCAGGCTTTCTTAACTCAAGATGAAGGCATCCGTCAATTTTTAGCAAGTCGCGGCGTTCTATTAAAAGAACACCACACCGGATCTAATAAGTGGGATTCAGGTTTCGGCGTAGCTTCTATGGCTACCCTATTTGGTACTAAGCAAGTTGATAACAAGCACCACCGAGATAACTTGATTCACTTGCCTAGCGATCAAACTGAGAACGTCAAGGCTCTTATCGAGCAGTTGATTACTTGGACGCCAACTACTAAGGGCAAGACCGACTTAGTGATGGCACTATGGTTCTGTGAGATCCGAGCACGTGAGATGCTCAATCACGGTATGTACACAACCCATCATTTAAGAAATCCTTTTCTATCACGTTCAGAAAAATCTAAGCGCGTAGTGGTCAACCTAGATCAACTACTACTAGATCAAAACAAGCAGTTCATCTAAGGAGTCCCATTGTTAACACCAAAAGAAGTTAACGCGAAGTTAGGTCGCTTGCAGACCAAGTTTGCATCCCGCGACCAACGTATGCGCGACGTGCTTTCGGTGCGTCAAGGAGATCTCTCCAAGGTTTATCCTTCTATGTTCTCAGAGGATTATCCAAAGCCACTCGTTGCTAACTTTATTGATGTAGCAGCACGTGACTTGGCAGAGGCAATGGCTCCACTTCCATCCTTTAACTGCTCAGCAGCTAATATGGTTTCAGACGCAGCACGTAAAGCTGCTGATACTAGAACCCGTATTGCTAATTTCTACGCTTCGCTTTCAGAGTTACAACTACAAATGTACGAAGCAGCTGACTGGTACAACACCTACGGTATGATGGTTGGCCTAGTAGAGATGGATTACGATTCCAATAATCCACGCTTACGCCTACTAAACCCTTGGGGCGTATACCCAGAGATGGATCGCTTCGGTCGTACCATCTCATTGACTCAGGTTATTAACATTGATAGCGAGTCCCTCGCTGCCCAGTATCCAGAGTATGCCGATCAAATCTTGGCTAAGAACAACTACCAGCAAGGTAGCCCTTATGTCTCGATGATCCGTTACCACGATGCTGACCAAGATCTAATCTTCCTACCAGAGCGTAAGAATTTAACTCTTGCCCGTACACCAAATCCAATTGGTAAATGTCTAGCGAAAGTGGCAGTCCGACCTTCCCTTGATGGTCAAGCTCGTGGACAGTTCGATGATGTACTCTCAGTTCAACTCGCTCGTGCTCGCTTTGCGATCCTTCAGATCCAAGCAGCAGAGAAGTCAATCCAAGCACCTATTGCTATTCCGCAAGATGTACAAGAACTTGCTCTTGGTCCTGACTCTATTATGCGTTCGGCTCAACCTCAGAACATTCGTCGAGTTAGCCTAGACTTACCGCCAGGACTATTCGCAGAATCTGGAGCACTAGAACGTGAACTACGCCTTGGCGCTCGTTACCCTGAATCGCGTTCCGGAAACATTAACGCAAGTGTCATTACTGGTCGTGGCGTTCAAGAACTACAAGCTGGTTTTGATACTCAAATCAAATCCGCTCAAGCGCAATTTGCTCGTATGTTTTCTGATCTTCTCGGACTCTGCTTTGAAGTAGATGAGAAGCTATTCCCTAATACTCAAAAGGTAATCAAGGGTTCCGAAGATGGCACACCGTATGTATTAAAGTACACACCATCTCGTGATATTAAAGGCGAGTACGGCGTAGATGTACGTTACGGAATTATGTCTGGTATGGATCCAAGCCGTGCCATTATTGCTTTGCTACAAATGCGTTCCGACAAACTTGTATCTCGTGATTACGTACGCCGCGAGATCCCAATGGATCTAAATGTATCTCAAGAAGAACAACGCGTTGACATTGAAGAAATGCGTGATGCTCTGCGTGTATCTGTTGCGCAATATGCTCAGGCTATTCCTGCCTTGGCAGCGCAAGGCCAAGACCCTTCAGAGATTGTCAGCCGTATCGCAGCTGTTATCCAAGGTCGGCAAAAGGGACTTTCACTAGAATCAGTAGTGGAGAAGGCTTTTGCTCCACCACCGGCACCAGAGATGCCACCACAGATGCCAGGTATGCCTGGCGCTGAACAAATGCTTCCAGCAGCAGGAGCGGCCTCCGCCCCTGCCTCGCAGCAACCTCCAAATCCACAAGGTGGTATGGCCCCTGCTGCTGGTCAAAAACCCGATATAGCGTCACTACTAGCCGGAATCACCGGCGCAGCATAACCGAAGGAGGTGCAAAGATGAATAAAGGAACACACGCTCCAGCTCCAGTACAACCAGTAAAGGTTGACACTAAGGCAGGATCAGTCAAAGGCGGTAAGGTTGACTTCGGTTATGCCGGACCAGCTCGCAAAGGCAAGAAGGCTTAATTAGTTTAATGGAAAGGTGTACTGGGTGAGCAACGATAACAATGACATTCCTCGCCCAGTACGCCCTTCTGATTTCTTAGTAATACTTACAGGTTTTATTCACAACCTAGCCCAAACATTTGAGGCTATGACCAGTGAACTAATGGAACTATCCATTTATCATTCTAACCAAAAGACGAAGACTATTCGTGCTTGGGAAGATATGACCGCAGATTTAGAAAAGTTAGGAGAAGAAACAGATGGCTGATACACCAATGAATCCTAAAGCCGGCGTTTCAGGTCCTGGCAAGTACTCTGTTCGCACAGATAGCCTACGTATGGGTTCTACTTCATACGGCGAAGGTATTGACACCGCTGCAATTAAGTCAGGTGCGCCACTATCTTCAACTCCAGATCAACGCCCAATGCCAGCCGCTGAAGTACGCGATGCTGCTATGGCTCCAGTAACAGAATTATTTGCTCCAACTACTCAACCTAATACACCAGTAACAGCAGGTATTGATATGGGTGCAGGCGTTGGTTCTAACGCTTTAATGATGGCTAAGTCAGTTGAAAGAACTTCCGATATTTTGGCAAAGATGCTTCCATTTGATACAGATGGCACTATTGCGATTCTTTACCAGCAAGCAGTTGCGCGGGGGGACTAATTGGCTGATCTAAATGCTGCTGCTAATGCAGCCAATTTATCGGCTGCTGAAAAGAAAGCGATGCAGGATCTTAGTAAGACTCTTTCCTCGCACCGTGAGCTTTCCAATCTTCCATCTAATGTTGCTTCTCAGGCTTATGCTTCTAAGACTCCGGCCCAAAAAGCAGCTTTAACTAATTTAGCAGGTACCGAAGACCCAGCGACTAAACCTAATCGTGGTTGGTTAGGTACTGCTTGGCATTACAGTATTGGTGGATTATTTAGTCTTGCTCAAGAAGGATCTGATCTTGCTACTCGTGTAGCACGTACTGGTCTTATTGCTTTAGATCAAGGCGTTCCATTAGTTGGAGCTGGTAACGCTTGGGATATTGCTAACGATAAAGGCGATAAAGTATTTAGCCCTAACCGTATCGAGAAGGCTAAGAAGCAATATGGTTCTGATCGAATCAGTCTTGCTATGCGTGTCTCTAAAGGAGACAAGCTAAGCGACATTATGGCTACTGGTACAGATGCTGAAAAGCAATTAGCGGCCTTAGTACAACAAAACAAAGACGATCTTTGGAACGATGCGTTAGATACAGTAAGTGCTGCTAAGTATTCTCCAGGTAGATTTGCGGCCAATATAGTTGATGCGCTCACTCCTGGTGATTTAATTAAAAACGGTTTTATGTACAAGGCGATCTCTGGCGCAGTTGATGCTGCTTATCGCGTCTTTGCTGATCCAACACTTGCTCTTGGTAAAGCTAAGAAGATGGTTGATATTTCTCGCTACTCACTAGATGTAGTAGTTGGCGGTGGAAAAGTAGATGAAGTATTTGCTAGACCAGCAGTAGCCAATTTCTGGAATACATACGGCGCTCAACTATCTAAGTACCGAGAAGCAGTAGCCTCTGGTGACAAAGCAGCAGCAGTTGCCGCTAAGCGTCAGCTAGAAATTACAGCACCTGAGTTTGGCCCAGCAGTTATTAAGTCTTTTATTAACATTGACACTCCTATTAAGGATGCCAATACTGCTCGTGCGTTTTTCTTAAACGCAGACCAGACTAAAGAAATGATGAAGGGCCAGATCGGTCGCAAGCGTGTGATGATTCCGCGTCTTGATGCACTACGCAAGGCTCGTATTGCTACTGTAACTACGGCTAACAAAACATTTGACATTGACTTTATGGGTTCTAAGTTTGTAGATAACCTATTCTTTGGTGGCGCAGCTACCGATGATGGTATTAAAGATACTCTAATAGGAAACCGCGAAGCAATTGTTAGCGCTATCAAACCTAAGTACGATACTAAAGGTATGGCTCGTTTCTCAATGGAACAGATCCAGTACCGGATTGATCGCTTCAAGGCTAAGTTTGAAAGAGTACCTATCTTTGATAACGCTACTATGGACGTTACCGCTGCTGACTCAGCCAAAAAGGTTTACCTGTACGCACGTTTAGTGCTTCCACGCAACGATGCTAAGTTAATTGCTCAGGCATTTGATGATGCTGAAGTAGGTTTGAAGAAAGAAATCTTCTACGGCTTACAGTCAACTATCGCTGACATTCGTGGTCTTAACGTAACTGCTGAAGGTCAACCAATTGCTCGTGCCTTACAAGGCAAGACTAAGCCAAACTTTGCTTTAACTGAAATACGTAACGGTGTTGAGTACAATCCAGCAGCACTTCCTAATGGTGAGCAAGTTGGTCTTATTCTTTCGGATCTGTCTGACTTTGTAACTACTCTTAGTGTTCGTGACATTGACCGAGCATCAGCTCGATCAGGTCTTATTATGAAACTATTGGGCGTAGCACACTCTGGTTGGGTAGATAAGATGACCAGTATGTGGTCATTCGCCACTCTTGCTGGTCCACGTTATGCGATTCGTAACGCATCTGAAGATTTAATGGTTCACTTAGCAATCGGTGAATCACCATTTGGTTTAGTAAAAGGACGTATGCTTTCAACACGCCTACGTACAGCACAGCAAATGGAAAAAGGTCTTACTAGAGCTGACAAAGTAGCAGCTAACCCACTAGGTGGAGCGCTTCGCTTCATTAACCGTAAAGAATCTAAAGCCTATGGCGCTGCTATTGAAGCCGCCGACGGAGATGTTAAAAAGATCCGTGAGATTATGGCTAATGCTCTTAATGAGGGCAAGATGGCTCGCTTTTATGGCAGAACAGGTCTTGGAAAGTTTACTGCTGCTGATCGCGAAGCACTTGCTGAGCAGATCAAGCACGGCGATCTTGATAATGCCTTGATGGATGTAGTTGAAGGTGGCAAGAACTCCTTTACCGGAGTTGATTCCTACACTCGCACACTAAACTTTGCTCGTAAGAACAAGGTTCGTACAGAAGAACTAAAGTACAACCTACCTAAGAACATATCACGAGCCAAAGGCTCACGCGGTATGACTCGTATGGCCCCATTATCTAGCACTGAGACTGAAGTTGCTTGGGCTATGCGTATTGGTTACTACTCTAACGATAAGTTAGGTGGCATTGCGGTTGCTAATCTTGACAAAGAAGACGTAGCAGTAGCAAAACTCTTTGCTTGGCTTGATGATAAAGGCAATGAAAAGCTAGTTAAGTCTTTCCGTTTAGAAGAAAACAACATTAGCAAAGAAGAACACGCTCAGCGTATCTACGATGCTGCTAAGCAACTCTTTGTTAAGCGTGATGGAAAGACAATCAATCTTGATCTACTGGGTAAGGTGCGCAAGTACGATCCAGAGACTGGTGCTTACAAGATTACTGGTGAGATCTCACTAGATGATTTGCCAAACTCTATAGATGATGTACCAGAATATATTCTTGGTCCACAGTTAGTAGCAGTATCTGATACCGGCAACTACGCTAGCTCCATTATGGAGTGGGGTTGGGACTGGTTAGGCAACGCTAACGCACGTTTCTCACGTGAACCTATGGTTCTACAAGAAGTAATTAAGATTCGTAAAGAGTTTAAGAAGACTGGATTTGATACAGCCTTTATTGCTTCTTACAAGCGTGGCATTACAGACGAGAAAGCGCTTATTAAGGCTGAAGCAAGAGCACAAAAGGACTTAGCAGAGATCGTTGAAGAACGTGCTGCTGCTCAAACATTGGCATTTGTTGATAACCCATTAGTCCAAAGCCAACTTGCTTTTAGTGGTCGTAACTTCGCACGCTTCTATCGTGCTACTGAAGACTTCTATCGTCGCGTTTACCGCGTAATACGCTACAACCCAGAGTCAATTGCTCGTGCTTCTCTTACTTACGAGGGAATTACACACTCAGGTTGGATTCAACACGACGATCAGGGTGAGCCATACTTCGTTTACCCTGGAACCCAATATGTTTACAAGGCAGTTCAGACTGCTATGGCAGCATTAGGCGTACCAGCAGAGTTTAAGGTACCGCTTCCGGTGCAATTTGGTGCTAATCTTAAAATGATTACCCCATCTTTGAACCCAGACTCAGCAATACCTACACTTGCTGGTCCATTATCTGGCATATCAGTTAAGGTAGCAGCAAACCTAGTAGATATTTTTAGCCCTAGCGCTGCTGATCGCATAACAACTACATTCTTAGGTAAATACGCAGAAGATCAACCAATGGTTTCAGCGTTCTTACCAGCACACGTTAACCGTATCTATTCAGCTATGAATAAAGATGAACGTGATGGTCAATACGCCAGCGCAATGCGTAAGTCTATGACCTATCTTGAAGCATCTGGTCACGGGTTAGAGCAGAAGTTTAATCCAGACGGAACACCAATTCCATTTACAGCTAAAGAACAAGAAGATTACCGTGTTAAGTTAAAGAACACTACCCTTGGTATTTTGGGTATGCGTGTTATCTACGGTTTTGTAGCTCCTGCTTCACCTACAGTCCAATTAAAGTCTGATATGCAGGACTGGGTACGCAATAACGGTGAAGCAAGCTTCAAGCAAGTTTGGTACGGATTACTGGACAAAACCGGTGATTATGACAAGGCAATGGCTGAGTGGGTTAAGTATTACCCAGATCAGATCCCATTTACTATCTCTGAATCAGACCGTTCTACCACTGCTTACTTCCGCTACGCGGTTGAATCAGGTGAGTTTGTAGACAATAACCAAGAACTATTTAAGAATAACAAACAAGGCGCAGCCTTCTTGATTCCTCATAAGAACGGTTACTCTTGGGATGCTTACAAGACTATGACTGATATGGGTCTTCGCAAGAACAAGACAGTATCTGACTTCCTTCGTGAAGTACAGACTGCTGCTGATATGCAGGCTTATTACGAGAAGAAGAACCAATACGAAGCAAACCTAGAATCTGTAGGTACAGACTTTGAACGTTCTCAACTTCGTAAAGAGTTTACTGACTGGGCAACTATATTCAAAGCAGGACGTCCATTAGTTCAAGAAGAACTAGCACAGGGTGGCCAAAAGGCTATTGATCGTATGAACGCATACAACGATCTAACAGCAATGTTAAGCAAGAAAGCTGCGTACAAGGCTAGCCCTGACACAGCAAGAGCGTTAAAGAAGATGGTTGATCTATATGAATCATTCAAGACTTCCAAGAAGGAACTAGAACAATTCAGCGGTAGCTCATTCTTATCTCAGATGAATAAGGACGAAACCATTATCAAGATGCGTGAACTTTCACAATACAACGAGAACACCGTGAGTGCCTATAACGTACTCTTTGGTAGATTGTTAGGGGACTAATATGCCAGTAGGCAAGAGTAGCGGTGTAGCAAAATACACTGCACCAGCACCACAGCAAACAGCAGCAACAACTGACGGTGGCGCCCTACCAGGAGACTTTACTGACTTCCTTAAATTAGTTGCTAAGAGTCCTGCTCTTATTACTGGTTATTCTAAAATCCTTAAAGCCGCTGGATATTACAGAGGCAAAGTTGGCAACAAGTACACTCCTGCTTTCCAGAAAGCACTTGTTGCAGCTGAATCAGATAGAGCATCTATCAACCTTGTAAACCCTATTAGCCGTGAGCAGTTCTTTGCTCAACTTGAGCCAGTAAGTACCGGTGGATCTTCTGGTCCAACAACAGTTACTAGCGTAACTAAGTACAAGCCAGAGGCTGCACAACAGTTGGTTGATTCGATCATCAAAGATACTTTAGGCCGTAAGGCTACTGCTGCTGAAATTAAGAAATACTCAGCAATGCTTAAAAACATTGAGGGCAAAGCAGCAAACGTAACAACATACGGTACCGGTTCTAACCAAACACAAACAACTATGGCTGGTCTAAACGAGCAGCAGTATCTAGTAGACCAGATCTCAGGAACAGATGAAGGCAAAGCCAATAAGGTCCTTGGATTCTACGAAACTTTTATGAACGCGTTGGGAGCTAAATAATGGCTGTTAAGTTACCTCCTGATTCTTGGAAAGCACAAGTAATTACCCTTAAAGGTTTTGAAGATAGAGTCTATTCAAAGATTGATGGATCTGTTCTTGGCTATGTTAAAAACGGTAAGTTTGTCCAAACTATTGACAAGCTCCCAGTAAGAAAGCCGAAGGAAAGAAAAAAAGAAGACGCAATATACGCTGCTAAAATTAAGCAAATTTTTGCACTTAATGCTATTCCTTCTATGGAACTTGATGCTGAATACTATAGAAGCGTCGCAGAAAATCCAAAGAAGCCTGCTGCTGAACGCAAGAAGGCTCTTGCTGAATACAAAAAATTACAAGCTGAAATTGCTGCAAAGAGAAAAGAAGCTGGAGTATCTGAAACTGCTGTTAAAACTTTAACTGCTGAGAAGACTGCTGCTGAAACTTCTAAGACAGCTGGCAAGCGTGCCGCTGAACTTGAAAAAGAATACGCAAAACTACAAGAACAATCTAAGTTAATAATAGATCCTAAGAGTGCGTCAGCTGAAAATCTTAAAAACAAGATGGACAAGTTGGTCACTGAATACCGAAGCGTTTATTCAAAGTTAGTCGGAGTACCTATATCTCTGACAGCAGCCAAGTTACAAATCAAAAGCAAGTTACCTAAGCCAGTTGCTACTAAGCCAACTGGACCTACAGGTCCTGCTGCTACGAAGCCAACAGGTCCCACTGGACCTACTGTTGTAACGAAGCCAACAGGTCCCACAGGACCTACTAAAGCGGTAACTCCTACAGGTCCTACAGGTCCTACTAAGACAGTAACTCCTACTGGGCCAACCGGTCAAACTGCCGTTACTGGACCTACAACGAATAAGCCTGTCGCTGGCGCTACAACCGGTGATGAACTTGATAAAGCAGCAGCCGCTGAAGCAGCAGTTGCCGCAGCAGCAAGCGTTGGTATTCCAACAGGTAGCCCAACAGCAAAGACACCTTTAGATGTTTTATTAAAGCAGACAGAGTTCTGGTATGACTTACCAGATTATATCTTCAAGATAGACGTTGATCCAAAGACTGGGCAACCAGGAGAAATTGGCAAACTTCTACAAGAAGCAGTAGTAGGTGAATGGGATAACAATAAGTTCCTATCTAAACTACAGTTAACAAAATGGTGGCAAAAAAATGCACCAACTTTGCGTACTCGTATTATTGATCGTGAGAAATATAACGATTTAAGAGCAGCTGGCGAAGATGTAAGTAAAACTGAATATGGTTTATATCTTGATAAGCAAATTCGTGCTGTTAAAGCTCAAGCAAAGCAGACTACCGGAGTTACTCTTACTGATGCTCAAGCACAATCTGTAGCGCAAAAGATTTATGATGGCTTCTTAGATGATGACCCATTGGCAATCAACGCTTTGATTGTGCCGTATTTAGGCAAGACAACAAGTATTGTTGGCAACGGAGTAAGTGTCAGTAGTTTTGGTGGAGATGCTCTAAAGAACTATCAGACACTTCAAGGTATTGCTAAAGCTAATGGGTTTAGTATTCGAGACATCCTGCCTAATATCTCAGCACTTACCGCAGGTGGGGATCTTGAGACCGCAGTACTGCGTGGCTTAGCAGATGGAAGCCTAGACATTAACCGCATCGCACAAGATGCTCGCGTATTAGCGTCAGCAGGTCAACCAGAATATGTACGCAATTTACTCAATCAAGGTTATGACCTACAAGATGTTTACGCACCATATCGAAACCAGATGGCAAATGTATTGGAATTAGATCCAAACACTATTGATCTAAATGATGCAACGTTGCGTTCTGCTATTACTGATAAAGGTGATATGAATATATACGACTTCAAGAAAGCGCTAAAGCAAGACAAGCGTTGGCAGTACACAGCAAATGCTAAAGAAGAAGTTTCAAACGCAGCACTTAAAGTCCTTCAGGACTTCGGATTCCAGGGGTAACAAATGGCTATTAAAGTAGATCCATTATTCAAGCGTAGCGCTGCTAAAGAAGCAGCAGCTATAGCTGGTGGCCGTGCTACCAAAGAATCAATTGAAGAACGTGGTGGCATTAACGCCTCTGGTTACTATGGTGACTCTTGGAGTGCAGATAAGAACCTAAGCGATGCTGAGTTTGCTGCTATTCAAGCAGCAGGTGGCAATGTAGGTGCCAATATCAATGCAGCAACTGCTGCTAAAGCAGGCAAGCAAGATGTTACTGCTAGTTCTGGTGACACTACAAACTACACCGCTACAGATGGCACAGTATTTACAGATCAATCAGCATTTGCTGTTTATCAGACTGCTCTACGTGAAGCAGACTTAGCCAAGTCAACCCTTGCTGCTGAAAAACAAGGTGATCGCCAATCAGCATACGATCTACTTTACAATGAGTTTTCTAAGTATGGTCTAGGTGCGCTAGTACTACCATTAAGAGATCTTATCCAAAAGGATGTTTCTCCAAGCGAGTTCACAATTGAACTACGCAACTCAAAGCCATACCAAGATCGGTTTAAGGCTAATGAAGGTCGCGTAAAAGCAGGCTTGGCTGCTATCTCTGAAGCTGAATACATTAACCTTGAAGATCAGTACCAGAACATTATGCGTAACTACGGATTGCCAGAAACCTATTACACTAGAGGTGATTACGGTACTCAAGCTGGCTTTCAAAAGTTTATTGAAAACGACGTATCAGCAACTGAACTAGAAGACCGCATTATGACAGCGCAAGAACGAGTTCTCAAGTCTAACCCAGAAGTATTGGCATCACTTAAAGCGTTCTATCCTGGTATTACTAATGGTGACATTCTTGCCTACACACTAGATCCCAAGAACGCAATTACTGATATTAAGCGTAAGGTGACAGCAGCAGAGATTGGTGGCGCAGCCACACAAGCCGGATTAACTACTGGTATGACTCGCGCTGAAGAACTAACCGCTGCTGGTATTACCAAGCAACAAGCACAACAAGGTTTCCAGACAGTAGCTGAAGTTGCACCTCGCGGTGGACAACTAGCAGCAATGTACGGTGAGTCACCTTATACACAACAGACAGCAGAACAAGAAGTCTTTGGTCTTGCTGGTTCAGTAGATGCCGCTAAGCAACGTAAGAAACTTGCTGGCTTAGAGCGTGCTGAGTTCTCTGGACAAACAGGAATGGCGCAAGGCGCACTCGGTAGAGAACGCGCCGGCAACTTCTAATATAACAAAGCCTGCCACTAGAACGACTGGCCTAGTGGAGCGATAAGAAGACCAGTAGTAGGAGCCATACCCGTCCCCCAACGGACTATGAGGCCTACGTCAATCAAACAAATGATAGGGAGAAGGACTATGTCCAATTACGACTACGAGGACGAAGATGATTTCGATATGGATTCATCAAGTAATGACCTTGTAAAACAACTACGTAAGGCGTCTAAGCAAAAGGATAAAGAACTCGCTGAACTTCGTTCACAGTTCGATGGCCTAAGCAAAGCGCAACGTGAAAGAACTATCAAGGATACCCTCGAACGTCGCGGGGTAAATGCGAAGATAGCTTCGTTTATCCCACAGGACATTGAACCAACTGAAGATTCGGTGTCTAAGTGGCTTGAAGATTATGCCGATGTTTTCGGTATTGATTTAGGCCAAGCCCAAACTACGAATGTAGATCCAGCCAACGCAGCAGCGTACAAGAGAATGACTAATACAGCGGAACAGGGTATGACCCCAGACCGAGGTGCAGATGTTATGTCTCGTTTAATGAACGCTAACAGCAAGGAAGAACTGGACGAAATTATTCGTCAGTCTGGGATTTAACCCAACCCAACAAACGAAAGGTAATACCTAATGGCAATTCCAGGCGGTACCCTCACCGGTACATCGGACATTAGCGCCCTCGTAAAAGCAGCATACGATCAGTATGTAAGAATGGCACTTCGTTCCATTCCTGTTATGCGCGGTCTTGCAGATGTCAAGCCAGTCCAACAGGCTATGCCAGGTTCGTCAGTTGTTTTCTCTATCTATTCAGATCTAGCACAAGCTACATCTACATTGACAGAAACTACTGATGTATCAAGCATTGCTCTTGGCAACCCAAACCAAGTTACAGTAACTCTGAACGAATACGGTTCAGCTGTAACAACAACAAAGAAGTTAAACCTAACTTCATTCAACGACGTTGATTCAGCTCTTGCTGACATCATCGCGTACAACTCAGCAGACTCAATTGATGCTGTAGTAGCAGCTGTCCTAACAGGTGGCTCCAACGTAATCTACGGTGGCAACGCAACTACAACAAACACAATTGATGCCGCAGACACAATGTCTGTAGCTGCGATCCGTAAGGCTGTAACAGAACTTCGTACAAACAAGGCTGTTCCACGCATCAACGATCTATACGCTGCATACCTACACCCACGTCAGGCAGCTGACTTGCGTGCTGAATCAGGCACTGGTGGATTCCAGGCTCTAACCCAGTACGTAGACCGCACACCATTCGTAGCAGGCGCCGTAGGCGTCATCGAAGGTGCGTTCGTTGTTGAGACACCTCGTGTGCCTTTCGCAGTGAACACAAACTCTCCAGCAGTAAATGTCTACAAGGCAGTTGTTGCAGGTCGTGAAGCCCTAGCGGAAGCACAGGCTCAGGACATTGAGACCATCATTGGACCAGAGATTGACGCTTTGCGTCGTTTCCGTACCATTGGTTGGTACTACTTCGGTGGCTTTGCTCGCCTCCGTGAAGCAGCTCTCTACCGTATTGAGACAGCTTCAAGCCTCGGCTAATTTGAGCAACGGCAGGGGCGGGGTCAAACCCGTCCCTGTCACTATTAGAAAGGGATACCAGTGGACTACCAATTAAACACTCCTTGGAATAACGAGACTTGGACTGATAATAACTTCTCTCCTTACTCTCGCCTAGCCGGTAAGCGTTTACAAGGTGGCACACCTGATGGTGTTATTGGAGTAAGTCTTACCGATATTGCTCGTGGTATTACTTTGCTTGTTAATGGAAGCGTAGTAACTGAGAACCGCACACCAAGTCAAGATGATCTAGCAGATGCTGACGCCTATTATCTAGGTGGCCACGAGTACACGATTGATGATTCAGCAGCAGCAATCCTAATAGCAGCAGGCTATTCAAGTTACCTAACACCGGTGGTCTAATGAGTTTACATAGAAGAACAGTTCACCTTGAGTATGTCGAAGGTTGCTTCGGTTGCAAGGTAGGCGAACTACAACTAGATGTTGGAGCCGCAAAGAGTAATGGCGTGCCAACTGCTAAGGCGCACGATAAGGAACTAGGTTCCTATTACAGCGCAATACGACAAGGAATTGAACCAGTATCAACAAAGCAAAGAGATATTGATGCTGCTGTAATTGCTAGTAATACCGCTGGCAAGGCGTTCAATGGCAACACAATGGGATTCAAAGACTAACTAACAAGGAGTAACAAATGGATAAAGATAAAGAAGGTGGCGTAGAGCTTGTCAAGAATGTGGAAGAAGCTAGTTATTATCCACCATCTGACAAGCAATATCCAAATGCTCGCAAGTATATGACATACGAATCAATCTCTACTGGAGTCGGAGGAAAGAAATAATGCCAAAGGTCGGAAAAAAAGAATTTCCATACACCGCTAAGGGCGAGATGATGGCAAAGATGGAAGCCAAGAAGACTGGTAATAAGATGAAGCCAGTAAAGATCACCGGAACTGCAACTGGAACTAAAGACAAAAAGGCAGTCAACTTTAAGAATGTTCAAAAAGTAAATAAGACTGCAACTAAGGCAACTGCTCCTGTTAAGAAAACAGTACCAGCGCCAACTGCAGCAAAGTCAAACGCAATGATTAAGAGCGGTATGAAAATGGGCAAGCGCGCAGGAGGCAAATAATAATGGCCGTTAAGAAGCCAGGTAAGTGCCGTAAGTGCGGTAAGTCAGACAAGATGTGTAAGTGCTGATAAATGCCAAAGACTCCAGCGTGGCAACGCAAAGAAGGACAAAACCCTAAAGGTGGACTTAACGCTAAGGGTCGTGCTAGTGCTAAAGCAGCAGGCAGTAACTTAAAGCCTCCTGTTAAAAAAGCAGAAGCAGACAAGTCACCTAAAGCGGCTGCTCGTAGGAAATCGTATTGTGCTAGATCTGCCGGTCAAGCCAAGATGTTTCCAAAGGCAGCGAAAGATCCTAACAGTAGATTAAACAAAGCAAGAAGGGCTTGGGACTGCTAATGAAAAAGAAAGCAGCATTTTGGGATACAAAGAATCCTAAACAAACATCAAGCAAGTTAACTCCTGCGCAGAAAGCAGCGGCTAAGGCCAGAGCAAAAGCAAAAGGAAGACCATATCCAAACTTAGTAGACAACGCAGCAGTCGCTCGCACAAAGAAGAAGTGAGGTAGATAGGTGCCAACAGGAACACCAGGATCAACTCTAGTAGCTGAACTAAACAGGCTTGCCAATGGTGGCACCTATCCATCTATCTCTGCATATGTGGATGAGGCCAAGGCCGCACTTAACTGGGCCACTGCTCGTGGAGTTACAACTCAACACACAGATACGGTAGGTATTCTCAATGACATTGCGGGGATCACGACTCCTGCGTGGCAGCATCTGGACTATAACGGTGTATGTAATTACATCGCTGGCACTACTGGTCTTACTGCTAACGCAGCTCTCCAAGGACTCACATCTTGAGTGCGACATTTAACCTTGTCTTAGAACAAGCAACTACATTTAACTTTCAGTTCCAAATCAAGAACGACTCAACGCCATTGAACCTAGTAGGTTACACCGGCACAATGACAGTGCGTCCATTTACTGGATCAACTACTCAGACTCTATTAGCCACAACTGCTAATGGCTATATGGTATTTACCGCAGCCGAAGGTCGAGTAACTGTTACATTCCCATCAACTATTACAAACATAGTGGCAGGCCGTTATGTCTACGATCTAGTACTAACAAACGGTTCAATCGTTACAAGATATTTAGAAGGTCAATTTACAGTGACTCCAGGGGTGACAGTGTGAGCGAGACAATAATTGTTATTGAGTCCATTACACCTCAAGTATCTGTTACATTTTCCGCTGACCAAGGACCGCAAGGCGGTCAAGGACCAACAGGTCCAACAGGTTCGGCAGGTCCGACAGGACCGATAGGAGGAACAGGTGCAACAGGACCTACAGGTTCAACTGGTTCAACTGGGGCTACTGGCCCTACTGGTGCTACTGGTGATACTGGTGCGACAGGTAATACTGGACCGACAGGTCCGACGGGATCAACTGGTCCGACAGGGGACACAGGCGCTACAGGCTCGACTGGAGCAACTGGGGCAACAGGTGCGACTGGTTCAACTGGATCTACAGGACCTACAGGACCTACGGGTCCAACAGGTGATGTTGGAGCGACAGGTGCAACTGGAGCCACAGGAAGCACAGGTGCTACGGGCGATACGGGAGCTACAGGTCCAACTGGATCTACTGGCGCTACAGGAGCCACAGGACCGACAGGACCCACAGGTGACACAGGACTAACAGGTGCAACGGGCGCTACAGGCCCTACAGGGGCTACAGGACCCACTGGAGCAGACAGCACAGTGCCAGGACCTACAGGTCCAACTGGTGCTACAGGGCCAACTGGTGCTCAAGGTATCCAAGGTGTTACAGGGCCAACAGGAGCGACAGGGCCAACAGGTGATACTGGCTTAACTGGCGCCACAGGCGCCACTGGTCCAACAGGATCAACAGGTTTAACTGGAGCAACAGGTCCTACTGGACCTACAGGTGATACAGGTCTGACAGGCGCTACTGGTGCTACTGGACCAACCGGTGCTACGGGAGCAACTGGTGCTGACGCTACAGCGTTGCCAGGGATCTTAATGCTTGGCGGTATGTAGACTTCACCTATGAAGGTGAATGAATACTTTGATCGGGTTGTAGTAATAAACCTTGATCGCAGGCCAGATCGTATGGAGATACTAGATCCTCAGTTAGATGAACTAGGAATCCAGTACGAAAGATTCTCAGCAATAGATGGCAAAGAGCGTGGTATCAGTCCGGTATTAGCTGGCAAGTTAAGTCACGTGGAAGTTCTTAAAGGACAAAACGGACAAAAGGTTTTGATCCTAGAAGATGATGCCAACTTCGTAGATGGATTTAATGAGAAGTTCTCACGGGTAATAGAAACGCTACCTTGGAACTGGGACATATTCTATCTTGGTGCGTTGTTAGATAAACATACTGGCAAGTTAGAACGCTTTAACAACCACTGGCATAAACAGATAGTTAGTACTGGCACGCAAGCCTACTGCGTTAATCCTAATAAGGTTGATTTCTTTATTGAGAAACAACTGGAGTGGGATGGCTTTGTAGATGTTTGCTACAGGGTGCTAGCTGCTGAAACAAATGCTTACATAACACAGCCTAACCTAGTAACACAGTTCCCCTCATACTCTGATCTAAGAGAACGAGAGGTAGATGACTTTTGAAAGTTGCCATATACACAATCGCACTGAATGAGAGCAAACACGTTGAACGCTGGTATGAATCAAGTCGAGGTGCTGACTACCACCTCATTGCCGATACCGGATCAACAGATGACACAGTTGCCAGAGCTACCGCTTTGGGTATCAATGTCATACAAGTTGGGCTTTCACCATTTAGGTTTGATGATGCAAGGAACGCATCTCTCACGGCACTGCCGCTAGACATTGACTACTGCATATCGTTAGATATGGATGAAGTAATGGTTGAGGGTTGGCGTGAGGAACTAGAGAAGGCTCACGCTGACGGAATCACTAGACCAGGTTATAGATTTATCTATGCTTGGACTGAGGATGGCAAGCCATCCGAGGAGATGACAGGCTTTAGAGTCCACGCCCGTAAGGGTTACAGGTGGAAGTATCCAATCCACGAAGTACCAGATCCATACGGCATAGAAGAAACAAAGAAGACTTACGAATTTCAGGTTCACCACTTGCCTGATAACGAGAAGTCACGCGGCCAGTATCTACCAATGCTAGAGATGGCAGTAGCTGAAGATCCTAATAGTAGAAACCTTTATTACTTAGGTCGAGAATACTTTTACAAGGGTAGGTTTGAGGACTCTTTACGTATACTAAAGGGTTACTTAGATATAAGTACGTTCCCAGAGGAACGTGGATATGCGCTTCGCTTGATGAGCAAGTGTGACCCAAAGATGGAAGAAGAATATCTGATCCGTTCTACCGAAGAATACGGTAGTCGAGAAGCAATACTTGCGTTAGCAAATTATTACTACAGAACCCAGAAGTGGGATGAGTGTTTACTGGTATCTAAGAAAGCGTTAGAGATAACCAAGAAGTCGCTTAACTTCTTATCAGAACATTGGGCGTGGGGCCATATGCCTTACGACCTTATAGCAATTAGTAGCTGGCAACTAGGTGACTGGAAGACAGCGTATGAATATGGAAAGCAAGCAGTAGAGATAAGCCCAAACGATGAACGCCTAGTTAATAACTTGGCCTTCTATAAGGAGAAACTGGATGGCAACACTTAACGATATGAT